CTGTTCTTTCAGACTCATGTATCGAACTCCCGATTCATGTTTCGTACCAGGTAGCGTAACGGTCAGTACACCAACGGTTAGATCGTTGCCAAAATCGTGTTTGGCAACCTTGAGCCGTTCCTTGATATCATGCGCCCGTCGAGATGCCCGCTTTCTTTCGCAAGATGGGCACTGTTGCCAGCGGGCGCACTTATGCTTCCAGGCTTGGTCAGGAGAACCTAACCACGCGCCCTTACAGACCGCTAAGCCTACAGCAGAGCCCGAACTAAAAGTCAATTCAATTCCTCCAAAACATCGTCATAGAACTGGGTATTTTCATCGGCCATGAGGCGGCCTAACAAAAAATAACTTTTAGCAAGTTCGGTATACAAACAAGTAAGGGTTCATTTCTGAACCACATCGCCGAATGCGGCGACTACTTCGTACCCACCATAGGCACCAAGCAAACCTATGGCAGCAATGTCCCCAAATGGTAGGGGACCATCTGCAGCTGCTAATGCCGCAGCAGTGGTAAATGCCCAACGTGCTCTTCGATATCGAGCATATGCATTAGCTCCACGTTGAACATCGTAACCGATAGCATCGGATGTTTCTTTGATGGCCTTCCTGGCAAGAGGTTTAGGAACGCCATGCTTCTTGGCTAATTCCATCAACGGATCAGCCGCTGGTCGAGGAGATTGTTGGGGTAATGCAGTTGAGATAACATGCCCACCAATTTCAAAATAAGTTGAATAACTCATTCAACCCACTCCTGGCTGCAACCTTTGCAGATCACATGAGTAAGATGTGATTTTGCACCAGGAGGGAAGATTACACGTGCATCTAGTTCAGTAGATCCGCACGTGGCGCAAGGTGCTAAACGCATTGAATCACCGGCGACGACGATATGTCTTCCTCTTCGATGGAGCCTTGACGAGCTTCTTAGTTGATTTGCGTCGATTAGTATATCGATAACGCATCATCTTACCATTCTTCTTGAAGCTCTTTCCATAGTTGTACTTGGCCATCAGAAACACATCCCTGATACTTGGCCCAAGATACGGTCACTAACACCCAATAGGTGGGCGAGAATGAGACAACCAATGAGTTCAACTCGATTCTCTTTGACAGAGGTTAGGATCCGAGCGGCAGCGCCCGTACCCTGGACAATTTCTTTTGCTTCGACTTCCATTTCAATCACATCTCCGTCATAGGTTCGCAAAGGTATCCACGGTGGTGACCAGGTACGAGGTCAACATAAATCTCCGTGTCTGATTCAAATCCAAGAACATCAAGACGAACCAATCCGCAAGGGAAATTGCTTCCTTGAAGGAAAGTAGATCCACCAACGGTGGTAGCCGTGACGTAGCTTTGGTCAACAATCTCCAAACCAATACCTTGGTTTGCTCCGCCAGGATACTGAGTATCTGTAGCAACACCATCGCCCTCAAAAGGATAAGGTGCGATTGTATTTTCAGTAATCATATCTTCAAGCACGTCAGCGGACTGATCAGTACCTTCGTTGAAGATAGCTTGCATCCAATTTTCAGGAGTACCACCACCAGTATCAGAGGCATCATCTGGAGTATTTGGATCTGCAATATTTGGCAGACCACGTGATGCAGCATAACCCTCGATAAGAGAAACGGCATCAAACCCAGTAACAGCACTTGCGCCAGGATAACTTGCGCCTGTTGCAATCAACTCACGCTCAACAGTTTCTCCAGGAGAAAAAGCACCTGCAGGTGAAACCAAAGGTACTGAAATCTTCGAAGAAGACCATTCACCAGCAGCAAATTGAGACTGCAAAGACCAAGGCAAAAGATTTCCAACAAAACCTTGAGCATGATGATTTGCATCAGCATAAATCTTGAAATCCAAAAACTTGGGTCGAACTGAATCAGATTCAGCAAGAGCTTCATTGTTCATACGCTGCCATGATTTGAATCCCTTAGTCCAAGAGTTCGACATTACCCAGGTATTCGGCAACTTACTAACCGTAATATTTGCAGTAGCTCCAGTATTCTGTACGTTGACACGAATACCAGCAACAGCCCAGTTGATTCCCTGACGGTAAAATCTCCTGTTGACAAGAGAGGCGCATTGGCTTAGATCAATGTAATGTGTACCATTGATTTGACCAGATGGAATACTAAAAGTCAATCTCGTAGGTGCAGGTTCCATTTTGCTACCTTTCTTCGAGTAAGAGCGCTTCGCCATACCCATCAGGGAATGATGGCATCCTATATTGGTTGCGACCAAAGGGTCTACTTAATCGGGGATTAGTGTGCATGAACTCCTCGATCTCAAACCGTTTATGCTTCGGTGCCTTGAACGGTTTAGTGGCATACGCCACTTTCGAAGAATACTTGATCAACATGTCAAGTTCATGAGGTTCACAATAATCAAGCGAATACCGCTTTCCATAACCCAACTTCGAGAGAGCTTTAGATTGCCTTCCTCGAACTTCCTTTTTCAGGAGGAGTTGGTCATCGTCCTGCACGTGCACAGAGGTTTCCTTCAGACGATCTAATTTCTCCGGGGCGTAGAACAGGGAGTGCATATGCACATTCCACCATCCTTTGGAATTGTTGTAGGTGAACTCCATGAAATGGGTACCACCAACCGCACCTAATCCATCATTAATGGATTTTCTTCCGTAGCCCTTGAAATCGGGCTTCCCGCAAAGCAACCTATTCATCCCTCGCATGCTGTGGATTCCCGGAAGCCCGGGTAAGGTTGTCCTGGCAACAGCATAATCATACTGTTCTTTCAGACTCATGTATCGAACTCCCGATTCATGTTTCGTACCAGGTAGCGTAACGGTCAGTACACCAACGGTTAGATCGTTGCCAAAATCGTGTTTGGCAACCTTGAGCCGT